TGTAGAGGTGTTGAAGCAGACGCGGGCCGTGGTCGGCGAGTACGACTGGGCCAGCCTGTATGAGCAGATACCGCGACCGGTCGGCGGATCATACTTCGAGGAGAAAGACCTCCTCGTAGACGGTCAGGCCGTCGAGTATCCTCCGCTGTGCGACGGGGTGTTCGCCGTCATAGACAGCGCTGCGAAGACAGGAAAGGAGAACGACGCCACGGCCGTTTCGTTCTATGCGAGGTCGCAGTTCGGAAAGCATCCATTGCTAATCCTCGACTGGGACGTCGCGCAGATCGAAGGCGCAATGCTGGAACTGTGGCTGCCGTGGGTGTTCCAGGAGCTCGAGAGATTCGCGAAGCTGGTCGGCGCGCGTCACGGCTCGCTGGGCGTCTGGATCGAGGACAAGAGCACCGGCATGGTCCTCATTCAGCAGGCGACGCTGAAAGGACTGGACGTCAAGCCCATCGACAACAAGCTGACGGCACTGGGCAAGATCGAGCGCGGCATCAATATCTCAGGCTACGTGCGACGCGGCGACGTGAAGATCAGCAAGTCGGCCTACGATAGAGTCAAGACCTACAAGGGGCGCACGCGCAACCATCTGCTGGCGCAGATTCTCAACTTCCGCATCGGCTCCAAGGACATGATCGACGACGACCTGTTCGACACGTTCTGCTACGGCGTGGCGCTGGGCGTGGGCAGCGCAGAAGGATTCTAATGACCATGGAACAACGCCAAACCATTCCTTCGACTTCTGACGAACGCATCGTCAACAACGTCATGCGGCACGAGTATCGCGTGCTGACCGACCACGAGAAGGCCGACATGAAGATCGTCAAGGACCACGGGCTGCGCTTCTTCGAGTTCCTCGTTGTCATGGAGAAAAATGGCTCCAGCCGCGAGCTTTCGCTCGCCAAGACCAAGATTGAAGAAGCTGTCATGTGGGCGGTGAAGCACATCACTAGATGAACGAACTGCGCGTACTGCTGGTACTGTTGCTGCTGGCCTTGATCTGTTCCCTGCTGGTGATCGCAGAAAGTCAGAGAACGCTGCCGCCGTAAAGGGAGGGCGCTAATGCACATCGCCCGCTTTCACGCCTTTGTGCCCAGTCCGGGCTTTCTGTTCTACGCGACGCCTGCGGTCGTTGAGCGGGGCGTGCATCATGTGGAGGAATGCATTCGCAACTACCCCGCTCCGGTCGACACGGGCAGCTGTGATCTTGTGACCATGGCGCTGCAGATGCAGGCGCAATGGCTCTACACGATCAAGCCGGCGGGTAGCGCCTGATGGCCACTGTCGCTCAAACCGGATCAGGCAGCAACCTCGGCACGAAGCTGTCGCAATTGCTGATGGCCGACGACATCGTTCCCGGGAGCGAGCCCAGCTACGAGCTCTGCAAGACCATATATCTCTATCATCCATTGGGCCAGAAGATCGTAGAGAAGCCGCTGGAACTGGCGCAAAGCCAGCAGCGCAAGATCGCGGTGCCGGAAGGACCGGAAGATCGTGTGCTGGAAGCATTCGAGGAGCAGTGGCGACGTGACGGCGCGGACGGGCACATCTTCAACACCATGGCATTGGCGCGCGTGTATGGGATCAGCAGCATCGCTCTCCTCGTCGACGGCGTGGACAGCAACAAGCCAATCGATCTCGACAAGCTCTACAATCAGAAGATCAGCTTCAACGTCTTCGACCCGCTCAACACGGCGGGCAGTCTGGTGCTGAATCAGAATCCCAATTCCCAGGAATTCCAGCACACGACGGACATAGCGGTAGGCGGCATCTCCTATCATCGCAGCAAGACGTGCGTGATGATGAACGAGAAGCCCGTCTACATCAGCTACACCGCATCGGCCTATGGATTTGTGGGCCGCAGCGTGTACCAGCGCAGCCTGTTCTCATTGAAGAGCTTCGTGCAGACCATGGTCGCCGACGACATGGTAAGCCGCAAGGCCGGCGTGCTGGTGGCCAAGATGAAGCAGGCCGGCAGCATCGTTGACGCGGCGATGCTGAAGATGTTCGGCATCAAGCGCGCTCTCGTCAAGGAAGCCGAGACCAACAACGTGCTGGGCATCAGCATCGAAGAGAGCGTCGACTCCTTGAACATGCAGAATCTGGAAGGACCGTTGAAACAGGCGCGGCATGACATCATCGAGAACATCGCATCGGCCACGCCCATGCCGGCAAAGCTACTCACAGAGGAAAGCCTTGCAGAAGGCTTTGGCGAAGGCACCGAAGACGCCAAGGCCATTGCGCGCTATGTGGATCGCGTGCGTGAGCAGATGGCTCCGCTCTATGCCTATTTCGACAAGATCATCATGCACCGAGCGTGGAATCCCGAGTTCTACGAGACGATCAAGCGCGACTTCCCCGACGAGTATGGCGACGTAGACTACAAGGCGGCGTTTTACAAGTGGAAGAACAGCTTTAAGGCCAACTGGCCCAGCCTGCTGAAGGAGCCGGACAGCGAGCTCATCAAGGTCGACGAAGTCAAGATGCGCGCCGCGATGGCGATGATGCAGATCCTGCTGCCCGAGTTCAACAGTCCTGAGCTCGCCGAGAATCGCTGCGAAGTGATCAAGTGGGCGGTCGACGAGTTCAACAGCCTCAAGCTGCTGTTCGATTCGCCTCTCGTTCTGGACTATGAGAGTATTCTCGAGAATCCGCCGCAGTCCGCGCCCGCGCAGGATGACGGATTCGGCGATGGAGGCGAAGACGGAGAAGGCGGGCTAAAGCAGCGCCCGCCGCCGCGACCCTTCGCCGCTCTTGACTCATTGCGCAAGGCGGTCGAGGCGTTGGATGAAAACAAGCGAAAGAAGATGCGCCCTCTGCTGAGAAGCATCGATGGCGACAAGGCTGAGTAGGAGACCGCCACGGACGAGCGCGGCGATAAGACCCGTCAGGATCGACCAGTTCAATCAGGTCCTGTCCGCCGCCGTTGACGATCTGATCGAGAACGGCTACGACTCACCGGAGCGTTTGGCGTTCTGGCAGCAGAAGCTGAAAGAGGCCGCTGACGACAGCCTGATGCCCGAGCATAGATTGACGGAGATGCTGCGCGAAGCCCTGACGGCCGAGTACACGCGAATGATCGACAAGGGCGGCATACTGCGACTGATGCCGGGCGTTTCGTCCTTCACGGTGCAGAGGCTGCGCCCCGAATTGAAGAAACAGCTGGACGCGCGCATTCTGGCTTCGGCCAACTTGATTAAGCTGAATCGCGAACAGGAAGTGCGGGCTTCGCTGCGCAGGTTCGCCGGCTGGGCCACCTCGATACCAACCGGCGGCACGACCAAGGCCAAGAAGCAGAAGGCGAAGGAAACTATTCGCAAGTCACTGGCGGGCCTCTCATACAGAGAGCGGCGCGTGCTTATCGATCAGGGACAGAAGCTCACGTCTGCCATCAGCGAGGTGGTGGCCACCGGCGGCGGAGCCATTGCCGGCGTGTGGCGCAGCAACTGGCGGCAGGCCAACTACGACTATCGTGAAGATCACAAGGAACGTGACGGTCAGTTCTACCTTGTGCGTGACAGCTGGGCGCTGAAGAACGGACTGGTTAAGCCGGCCGGCTATCAGTACGTGGACGAGATCACGCGACCCGGTGAAGAAGTCTATTGTCGATGCTACTATCGGTGGATCACGAGCCTCAACAAGCTGCCCCCTGACATGCTGACCGAGAAGGGCAAGGCAGCGTTACGCAAGGCAGCCTAGCTCACCTCCTCCCTCAGGTGAGTGCCAACGTCCCCGGGCGCGTAGCCACTTCCTCCCACAAGCCGGGGGCGTTGGCAGCTTTTTAGGAGAAAACGCTATGGCAGTCAAGGCGATTCCAGTCGTGGTCGTGGCGACCGGCCCGGTGCTGGCCGGGCACACGGTGCCGCGCAACATGGTGGTTAGCGGACCTGACGTATTGCCCGGGCCGGCCACCCCAATCATGGTGGTTACGGGCCGCACCGACTTTGTCGGTCCTGCGACGCCGATGATGATCGTAACGGGCCGCACCACGCTGGCCGGCCCGGCCATTCCGGTCTTGTGATCACACACGTTCCCATCTGCTGGTTTCCAAAGGAGGCGCACATGCATGCCTTTATCGTTGTCAGCAAAGGACTGATTGTCCGCATCGACAAGCCGGAAGATCTGCCCATCCCCAGCGAACCGGCTGAGCAGCGCTACGTTAGTCCACCAGTGCCACCGGGCACGACGGGCGACTGGCCGCAGGTAGGCTGGCTGTGGAACAACGGCACGCCGCGGCCGTTGGCGGAAGGCGAAGTGCCACCGGAGCAGGTGGCGGAAGTGCCATCAGATGCACCGGCTACGCCGCAGACCGGCACGCCACCGGCAGCGATGCAGCCCGCACCGGCTGCAGAATCGAAAGCGAAGACCTAGGAGCAACGGCCATGCCGCTTACTGCCAAGGGCGAAAAGATCA